AGCATTTGAGTTTGACTGGAAGAGTGATAGTTAATCTGGCAGTGTCATAGTATATATCTATCATTCTATTTTGAGTAGATAAAAATAATAAATCTACATTACTAGTAGAAGATGATCTAATTGCCATATTTATAGAATAGCCATCTAGATCTGCTGCTGCACTATTGTATTTTAAATCAAATATCATAGTAAAAGTTTGACCTCTTACTATAGAAATATTATTAGAAGAAGATAATAGGCAAGATCCACCAGGATCTGTATCTGGAAAATCTATAACATTAATATTAGTAATACAAAAAGCCATAATTCACCTAGCTGTAAAATCTGTCGATACCACCGTTTCGAGAAAGGCCACCATAATAAGAAGTAAGATTGGTCGGATCAAATTTATTGCCAACAAAAGGACTTAGCACTGCCTGTACAACACTTGGATTACCAATTTCAAATTCTTGGCGAAGTTGTGAATACATTCCACAAGGGCCAACATCTAAAAGATCTTTGTATCCTTTTAAGTTTCCAGCAACATGCAAGGTTGCTGATGCAAGGCTGGTCTTAATGCCCTCATTTACAGCTTTTGTTCTGTATGTGCTTTGATCCAAAATACAAGCTGCTTTGAGGGCTACCAGAGCAATAAAGTCATTATCATTTACGCTATCAGAAGTTGGATCAGGAGTTATACTGATATTTACAACATCAACACTATAATTAGTCGAAAAAGAAACTTCACGAAGAACATTTTGAGCAGCAACTGTTACTACCTGAAGCATTCTATCGTCAGAGTATGTTGGATTAGAGTCAAGATCATTAATCCAAACCCTAGTAATAATAGGAATTTCTAATTGCCATGACATATTTTTACCCTCTTGACTTGAAAATCTAAAGTAATATACACCATATACTGATTAGCTAATAAAATAAAGAGTATTAGGGTCGTACCCTGGCCCACCGCTAGAAATAGCTAGGTTATCATAGCCATTTTGGCTAATAGAGACAATATTAGTAATTCCGGTAGCTTCTGTCATTCCAGAAATATCTGTCTGAATACCACTAGCATCATCAGCCCAAGATAAGATACCAGATCCATTAGTTTTTAATACCTGATTAGCACTACCATCTGTAGTTGGAAACTTGTATGCGTTGTTGAATGTAATAGCACCACTATCATTACCATCAATCTTAAATTGTCCGTTATTGCCTTGAGGATTTGCACCGCTACCATCAGTATCAACAGCAACCGAAAACTGTGTCCTGTTGGCATTGTTGGTGTTGTCAAAAGCAAACGCACCACCTACAAGTAGTGATGTGCCATTATAGTATTCGTGGTTACTTCTAAATAGATAATCACCTGCTTGTACAGCAGCAGGCTCAGCAGCTGTACCTCTATATCTTCTTGTTCTTATATCTGGAGCATCAGCACTATCATTGTACTGCTCCATACGAATCTGTGCTGTTTGAGCACCTTCGCCTCTCATATGTAATGTTACTTCAGGAGAGGTTTGGTTAATACCAACATAGTTGTTGTTTGGGTCAATGGTAAGTGTACCGTCACTTTCAATACTACTTCCATCCGAACCTACAATTAGTAATTCGTTAGCAGTACCCAGTGTAATACCAGAAACCCCATCTAAGTGGTTAAGTTCTGTGGCTGTTGCTGTAACTGCTGTTCCACCATAGTAGAACTGACTAGCACTAAATGTTCCGTTAACGTCTAGTTTGTAGGCTGGTGAAGCCGTACCTATACCAACATTAGTTCCATCGTCATAAATAATACCACTAGTTAAACTATCACTATCTGCCCACTTGGAAACATAATTAGCTATGCCAGTACCGTCTATGCCTCCTCCGCCTGCTGCTGTAGCATCATCAGCCCAAGATAAGACACCACTTCCATTGGTTTTTAATATCTGATTAGCACTACCGTCTGTGGTTGGGAATGTGAATGCGCCGCCAATAGTAAATTCTTGACCTTTCTTGCTGAACACTTTGGTCATATCATTTGCAGTATATCCTGCATCAACACTGGATTGCTCACTGTCTTGAGCTGTGTTCACAGTAACATTGTCTTTTTGTGAACTGGTTCTTGGAATAACTTCCATATCAACTGTAACAGTTCCGTAAATTGTGGCTAATGTTTTGAATGCAAAAATAAATCCTGCTGTGGTTGTTTCTTTGGTCCACAGTTGAGGATCTATGTATCTACTACCGTTGTATTCTTCATCATAGGTTATAGTCCAGTTAAGGTCTGGTAATATGGTACTTCTCAATGCGGCATTAAAATAAACTGTATGAGTTTCACTAGCATTTTGAGCCGTCATACGACCAACCACTTGATAGTTTTGGCTGTTGGCGTCTGGTATAATTGTTACTACTTTTTGATATTCACCGTTACTAAAGTAAGTACCAATTGAACCACCAGTGTATATCTGGTTAAACTTCATTATGTTTGAATTTTGGAACTCAACAGTATTGTATGTTGCTGTTCCTATGATGCTTAAATCTGTAAATGTACTTGAGAATGTTAAGTCACCACTTCCATCAGTTTGTAAAAACTGTCCAGCAGTGCCGTCTGAGGTTGGAAAGGTAAATGCTCCGTTTACTTGTAATGTTGTAAAGTTGCCGCTGCTACTGGGAACCCAATAATTTGTAGCACTATTATATTGTAAAAACTGACCGTCCAGTGCTCCTGTAACAGAAACATCGTGATTATCGTTTAAATGTCCATAACTACTAGGACGTACAAACATTTGACCGTTACCATTTCCATTGCCAGGATCCAAAACTATAGCAACAGAAATACTGTGTTTAGGTTCTATTTTTGTTAACTTACCAGATGCCGTAGGGTGAACATAAAGGATATCTCCAGCGTTCCAGATCTCATCTCCAACAGCATAATTAGAAGAAGATCCATCTAGATCCATATCATGTAAATGTCCAAAATCAATAACATAGCCATTATTGTTGTGATTAACATTCTCCAATATCACACCCATAAATCGAATTTCACGAATACTACCATCTGCCACATATTTATCTGGGGTTATCAATCCATTAGAGTGAACACCTGTAGCATATACTACTTGGCCTTTGTAAAGAGTATTCCCTGTTTTGTTTCTCACTCTAAAATATCTATGTTCACCAATGTGAATAGTACTATTATCAGTTAAGCCAATATCCATTGTTCCTTCAGTATCGTCCCAACTAATTTGTCCTTGACTAAGCACAGACTCATTATCAATATTAAATGAAATAGTGTCAAAATATCCGCTAGTTGCTGTAATATCACCACTAATAGAAATATCTCCACTGCCACCAATATTATTAGAATTTAAATCTAGATTACCACCAAGTTGTGGATTGGGGTCTTCTATTAAGCCAGTAATATATCCAGAACCACCATGATTACCCCAATCGTATGCTTGCTTCCATTGTTTAGAATTTCCATCAGATGATGTTTGTAAGCTTTGTTCAAAAAAACGATATGACATTATTATGCTCCTGAAATGATATTATTTTCAGCGCCCAATTGCATTACATATCCAATCAGTGCGGTCATGGCTGTTTGTAAATTAGTGTCTGTGTCGGACTTTTCCAACATATTCTCAACCCTGACCCACTGGCCATTTCCGGGTTCTAGTTCTGCTACGCCATCAAACATACCGTATTTGTGTAGTTTGACTTCGCCCGTAACGTCGCCGTTAGGATCAGGAGCGCGAATAACGATCTCTTCAATCCAAACTCTGTCATAAGTTTTAGCAGGAATGACCGCTGGATCAACTGCATTTAAAATTGGTAAATCTGCCATATTATTCTCCTTATTTAGAAATTTAGAATTTGTTTTTATATCTAACTATTACTATACCGCTACCACCAGCAGAAGCAGCATGAACACCACCTCCACCACCACCGCCAGTATTTGCTGCGCCAGCAGTAGAGGATGAAGTAGAAACATGATTCTCGCCATCTCCACCACCACCCAAGCCTCCAGAGCCAGATCCAGCAGTCAGATAAGATTCTCCATCAACTTTACCGCTAGCACCACCACCACCCCCAGCATAATAAGTAGCTGTGCCATTTATTGAAATTTGAGAACCATCTCCACCATTTGGTGGTGTTGTTGTCGATGTGCCAGCCGTACCAGCCGTACCAGCACCACCACCTCCTCCTGTATTCCTTGGATTATCTCCAGAGTTACCTGAATTAGCACCATTGTTTCCTTGTCCTGATGTGCCAGCCCCTCCATAAGTATTAGGCCAAGGACCAGCATTGAAACTAGCTCCACCACCACTACCTCCAGAACTGCCGTTGTCTCCTCCTCCAGCTCCACCAGCACCTCCACCAATTGCTACAAAGACACTGCCAATAGAAGAATTTGAACCATTAGTATTTACTGCTCCTCCAGCGCCTATAGTTACACTATAAGTTCCTACTCCAAGACTTGTAGTGTTTTGATTATATATCAGACCACCGCCTCCACCGCCCCCGCCACGACCACTACCTCCACCGCCTCCACCAGCAACAACTAAAATGTCTAATCCATCAGCGCCTAATGTTTCGATAGTAAGTGTTCCATTTGTTGTAAAAGTATGAACTGTATAATCTCCATCATAAGTTACAGTCCCGCCAGTAGCCGATGTAACTTGTGGCCATTTATCTTCTTGAAGGTATTTACGAACTTCTTCTAAAGCGAACATTCCGCTAGCACTAGTTTTGCTAGGCGTAAGATAAGCCCCGATAGTTCTATTAACTCTTCTTAACATTAAGGCAATCCTATTTTTTGTTTTAAGTAATCTGCTACCTGATTAACTTCAGTAGATGAAAGACCTCTATTGTAGACCAGAAAAGAATTAATTTGACCATACCACGCAGAATATGCGCCACCATATTGATTACTCGATCCAAGATCTATTGCGGTAGTGGTAAGATTTAAATCCGAAGCAGTAGCTGTATCTATAGCTACCTGCGTTCCATCTTTATAAATTCTTCTTGTGCTGCCGCCTGTATCTCTTTGAAAAGTCCATACATGAAATTCAAGATTATCGGCTGTTGATGGAGTATATGTCATTCTATAATCACCGGATAAACCATAACCTTGATCAAAGTATATAACTCCATCAGTCCAGGGATGGTGCGCTGTAATACCTCTATTGTACGTTGCGTTGCTACTATAAAATTTAAAAGATTGACTCTGGGTATACGTTATTACACAAGAAACTAAAAAAATAGTATATCCACTTGTGTTATTGATTCCAACACTATTAGAAGCTGGCCCAGTACATCTTCTGCCATTACACCAAAAACTTGGCACTTCTGGTCCTGTAGAACCATAAGCACCATACCCCCAGAGATTATGGACGGGACCATATGTTCCATTTGCCCAAGTAAAATCATTATCGTTTCCACTAATGTCATACCAATCATTACCGCTACCAGAATAAGAATTTGTATCTCCAGCATCTAAATGTATTTGAAGGCCGTCTGTAATTAAGGATTTGATCCACTGTTCTTGTTGAGGTACACTCCCCATCTGATAAACACCGCCCTTTGGGAGAAGGATAGACGAGGAACTAGAAGCTGTATAATTTCTAATATAAATATTTCCTATCCAACTATAACTACAAGCACCTACTGTTTCCCAAGCTGTTCCATTCCATCTAGTATGGTAATTATCGCCACAGCTTGTATAATTACTTCTGCCGTCGCCCTGTACCGTTCCCCAGCTATAAATTTTCCCCCTATTATTTTCCCACTCTAAATCTGCAATTTTCTCAAGAGTAGCGGTATCCCACGCCAAACTCATTGGATTATGTCTTAGCCCTGCATATCTTATTCCTATCTCATGAGGATTGGTATTGCTATATGTACTGCTATAAGAATAGTAGTCAAAATCTAGAGTAGAATCAGGTCTTAATCCTATTGTATTTGCTGGCTTCCAAACAACACTCATTAGGTAGTTTCCTCGTATGAACACACAACACTAATATCTCCACTAGCACTAGCTTGAACAGTCAGTCTCCTATCTTCTTCTAGCCATATATAAGAATCTGCGGCTAATAATACTACAGTGGCGTCAGCTGGTACACTAATAGTATTTGCAATTGCATAGCCACTACCAGTAGTAGCTGAATCATACCATTTAAGACTAATATCAGCAGCAGTAGAACCATCGATATTTGCAGCATATAATGACTGCACTCGTATTGTTTTATTAGAACTAGCGGCATTAACAAGAATGTTTGTTTCACTTGTAGAATTCAAAATCAATCCTGTGGTTTTGGGATATATAGATGATGGGGAAAGCATATTGGGGGCAGCCATTTTATTCTCCTATATTAATAATATCTAATTCTTGTTCGTTTGTTGCGTTTAATATTTGTTTTTTGAGAGAGGCATACTGATCGCTTAAACCTGATCTAAATTGACCATATCCAAGCATTAATTGTGTCATAGTAGCAAGGTCTAAAGTGTGAGCGTTTTGGTCTGTGTCTATAACATCAATAGTCTCAGTAAGACCAAGGGCCACACCTTCTTTTAGTAATACGAAAGCTCCCGTTAGCAAGGAAACATCATCAACAGATGCTGCCAAATACCATCCCTCTGGGGTTTGCCAGCCAGTTTGGAAAAGGTCGTTATAATAGCTGTCTAGCTGTAATAGTTTGGCTGATTGTAATTCTTCAAATGTAACTACAGGAAGCATAGACTCTAACAAGGCTTTCTTTTGGTCGATATCTTCTTGAGTAATTTCTGTAATCTCATAACCAGCTAATAATAAAATTTCAGGATCGTTTGCCCATTGTTCTGGATCTGTTCTGGTTGAACCATCAGGAAGTCTAACTCGATATGGCAAGGTATTTACTATCTTTCCGGTGCTAATCACCCTGTAGTATGGTGGACTACCGAAAAATGTAAGTATATCATTTTGATCTGGCATATTTTTTCCCTATCTAAATATTAGACTATAAATATAATTCGAAGAACTTGCAGCGCCTTGTTGGTCTTGCCAAGTTAAAGCTCCGCTACCATTAGTTACTAGTACTTGATCAGCAGAACCATCTGTTGTGGGGAAAGTAAAATTTCCATTTATATTGAGTTGATCTATCTTTGCGTTTCCATCAACTGTAAGTCTGTAACCAAGACTTGGAAGACCAGTACCAATAATGGTCGTTCCGTCCAGATGTGTTTCGCCATTAACATGAAAATCTCTGTCTGGAGAAGAAGTTTTGATTCCAACTCTATTAGCACTAGCATCTGTAAATAGTAAATATTCGTCAGTATTGCTCTCTACTCTAAAATCAACATTTCTTTGTTGCTGATTAACGACTATTTCTTTGCCAGCAACAGCATCTAATTCAATAGCGGCGTTTTCTGTGTAACCAGAGCTGCCATATACTAAAATTTGATTAGAGCCATAATTACCACCGCCCCTTATATAGACTCTACCCGTTGTGCCTTTGGCACTCATTAGGGTGTTTGTACCTTCGCTAATCATCATATAATCAGATGAGCCTGTCATACCGACGTGTGTTATTCCTTGATATACATCGCTTGTTGAGTATGCCATATCCCCAAATAATAGACCATCATTGCTATCGCTATCCTTAATCAGCGCCATACCACCGCCAGTCGGATAACGAATGTCTAGTTTTTCTGATGGCGAAGCCGTCCCTATACCAACCTTATCGTTATTGGCATCAACATACAGTAAGTTATCGTCGTTTTCGCCCTTAACTTGAAAGTCAATATCATTTCCATCTTCATTAAATACATTTACAGAATTGCCAAAAATAGAAACATTAGATCCATCGGTAGATGTAAATGTTGTGGAATAATTTAAAACATTGGATGTCTCAAGTAGTTGCATACGGATGTTGCCGTCTACGCCAAACTGCATATATGAAGCTGTAATAGAGTCTGTTGGATCTACTTCGATAACTCCAGCAGTATTAAACGATCCAAGCTTAAGTTCATTGCTGCTAGATGTGTCTCGCAAAATTAATTGGTAGCCCTCGTCTGTAATAGAGACAGAGCCACCAGACACAGAAAAATCTCCAACAACATGCAACTTGGTTGCTGGCGAAGCCGTACCTATACCAACGTCGCCGCTTGTTGTTAAATACATATAGCCAATATTGTTAGCTCTAAATTCTAAATTATGATTGCTTTCTGTTCCTAAGATACCAATGTTTCCAACGCTATAGGCTTGTTGTTTAACAACTACAGAACTGTCTACAGACTGTATTTTTACACCAGCGGCTTTAGCTTGTATAGTACCACGAACATCTAGTGTGGTTTCTGGCGAAGCAGTCAATATGCCAACCCTGTCTTGGTAATCCACCCGCATTACTTCAGAGTCATCAACATTAAAAGTAATGGCAGATCCACCAGCGCCAGAAAATATATCTGCATTCAGCTCTAGTATCCCATTATTTTTTGCTGTAATGTACGATTCGTTAGTGTCTTGCCCCATAAACATTACAGCGGGATCAACACCAACACCCCTAATAAATAATCCATCTTCATCGAGATCAGAGTTTGATGTTTTAACATATAGTTTATAAGTTGGATCACTTTGTCCTATGCCAACAGTTTTCTTGTTTGCGTCTGTTTGGAATAGATGTGTTTCTCCGTCTCCCTCTACCCTAAAGTCATAGTTTCCACCTAAATCATTAAATACTACATTACCGTTCTCAACGTTCAGTTTTTCAGATGGTGTGGCCGTCCCTATACCAACCCTACTATTAGATATATCTACATGAATAGTACCATCTGCAACTGCTTGATTACTTGAATTACCTACAAACAATCTGCCCTCATTTAAGTTAGGGGTAGCGTTGGTACGACCAGCGCCCATGACTTTTATAGAGCCAGCAGAATTGTCTCTTCTTGTTACTTTAGCGATTTTTTGTATTTGCGAAGACTCGCCAGTAGGAGCAGTTTTAGTTAGTACGCCAGCAGTATTACTAACATAAAGTTCGTCTCCCTCATCCCAATCTGGAGTATCTGTATCTATGTTGTAAAGCGAACCAAAAGTAATAATATTTACATTTGCGTTATTGTTTACAGTTTCAGCGGCTATGCCAAAAGCTGGCATTTTAGAAGAATCATTAGCGTCTGCTTTAGAAACAACAGTTTTATTGCCTGATATGCCAGATATATAAACTACGTCGCCCTTAGTTAATGCTTCACCAGCTTGGGCTGTAAAGTATATAGCGCCTCTTAAATTACCAATAAATTGGTTGGCTTCAACATCTCCATCTATTGTAATGTTACCAGTACCAACTATGTCATAACCGTTAAGGTCTAAGTTGCCATCTAGCTGGCCGGATAATGAAAAATTACCAGAAGTAATATATCCTGCGTCATTATTTAGAAAACTTACATTATCTCCACTGTGAATAATATTATCTAAAATACCAGTAATACTACCGCTATTTCTAGACAAAATCAAAGAGTGAGTGCTGGAATTGTAAGTTATACCTGTAACAAAAACATTTGTATCCACAACGGTTTCTGTGGAAGTAGTTATTCCTGTGATATGACCATAAGGATCAACAAAAATGTCTTGAACATAGGTTCTACCGCTTTCATTTATTCCTGTACCGTTCACAGGGATGTGATAATTTGTACCACTAACTAACACACCTTCTAAATGCCCGGTAATGGTAATACTATCATTTCTTTGCAATATTAAATTATTATTACCACTATCAAATGTCAATCCTGTAATAAAAGTATTTAACCCCGTCTCAGTATAGCCTGTTATGTATCCAGCATCATTATTTAGAACACTGATATTGTCCCCAGATACTAAATACCCACTTGTAGAATGGTCACCCCAGCCATAAGAGTCATTCCAATTGGCTATATCTCCAGTAGATATTGTATATGCTGGAGAGCCTGTGAAAATAGGATCTGTTTCTGTGAATCCTGTTATATAACCAATATCATTATATAAATGACTTACATTATCTCCGCTAATAATAACTCCACTTAAAACACCAGTGACTGTTGAGCTATCATTATTTTGTAATACTAATTCATTATTACCGCTATTAAAAACTATATTAGTAGCATAAGTATCTGTATTTATGCCAGTTCCAGAAGCTAGTGCTGTTGACACTCCTGTAACGTGTCCATATGTATCAAAAAGTAAGTTTTGAATAAAAAAAGATCCACTATTTGATGTGTCTGAAGCTGCAGAAACACCTATATGAGATCCGCTAAGAGCATATAATCCACTATTATTTAAAAACCCTATATAATCACCACTATGTAAAACAACGCCAATATCTCCGGTTAGAGATGCTCCATCATTTCTGCTTAGAACAATTTCTCTTTGTTGGGTAGAATAAATTATTCCTGTTATAAAGGTATTTGTATCCTCTGGAATATTGTCTATTTGATCTTGTAGATATCCGGAAACAGAATTTAATTCGCCAGTTGTAGCATATTCAGATAAATCGCCTGTATGAACAACACCATTCAATATGCCTGTAACGCTACCAGACTGATGAGTAAGAACTAATTCACTAATAGAAGAATTATATGTTATTCCAGTTATATAAATATCAGAACCAGAAACTATGCCAGTACCACTAGCTGTAGCAACAACAATTCCGGTAATATGGCCATAATTATCTAATAAAATATCTTGAATAAAATTTTGACCAGAATTATCTGAGCTAGAAGCAGCATTAATGCTCGGATGATAATCTGTTCCAGATATCAAAACCCCAGAAATAAATTCTAATGCAGAAGCTGACGAATTCACAGCAACTACTTTAGAATTATTGCCACTAAAGGTTGATGGAGTATCTGTGAGATCTAAAAACGTTGACGCTCCTCCGCCTATGCCTGTACCAGTTGCATATGCAGAATTTATACCAGTGATATGTCCATATTGATCTAGAAAAATATCTTGAATAAATAGATTCCCATCATTGTCTACAGAAGATGCTGCAGAAATAGTTGGATGATCTATGATGAAGTCTGTGGTAATGACTAGATTTATATCGTTAACTTTTTCTATAGTTATAGAATTAGTACTTGAAGCACTGTCTACAGATGTAGTTATTTCGATAATATTTTTTGTGGTTTCTGCTGTTCCTGCTATCCCTTGTTCTATTTCCAAAAAAAATTTATCTTGCGAAGAGCTACTAGTAAAACTATCAGCAGTACTAGTATTTACATCAATAATATATTTTTCAGCTTCAGAAACCTCTATTGTAAAGGTAGCCATATTAAGTAGTACATTCTAGTAACGTATTAGATTTACTATATCGTTTAATAATATCAATAGTGCCGTATAAAATTCTAATTATATATTTACCACCATCCGTATAATGATCATCGTCTGATTGAAGCTCAAAATCATACTTAGCGGTAGAAAAATCGTAACTATTTGTTACATCTGCTGGTAATTCAAATTTCACTGTACCAGAATCATCATTTACTATAGTAAAGTTATACAGAGATGGATCTGTATTTTCTGTGGTAAAAGTTGTGGTTGTTCCGAGATTGGTGGTCCAAATAATTCTGGCACACCAACCACGAATATCTACAGGATTATTATTGGCGTCTTTATAAATAACTGTCATCCTGAAAGAAGAGCCTTGTTCTATACTAAAATCATATTGACTAGCTGCCATTATTTGCCTCCTGTGGGGTCTGGCCAGATTATATAATAGTATACACAATCCCATAAAAAAAGGGCTAGCAAGTGCCAGCCCTTTTCTACTAGGAAGTAGTTCTCAGACAATTAGAGAGAACCGAGGATGACTCTGCGGTTGTCTAGAACAGCAAAGCCTTGCTCTGCCCAACCGTAGAAACCAGCTCTCTTCTGTCTGTGAAGCGAATCGTCTTCGAAGATTTGAACTTCTTGACGAACTGGCATCACAAAAGAATCTCTCTTGCGTAGGTCTAGACCAACGACAACTTCGGTATTGTGATCAGTTGGCATGGTGCCACTTAGTTCATTGGAGTAGAATAGTTGATACTCCTGACCACTACCTAGTTCGTCTAGGTCATGTAGATTAACGCCAAAGATTCTATTGACACTGCCATCAGCAGCTGTGTAGATCTCACGACGAGTAACTTCGTCAACTTGATCAACACCCCAGTTGCGAATGTCCTCCATGGCTTCTGGAGAAACATATAGGTCTGTTAAGGCACCTCTATTGTTTGAAGTGCTATTACCACCGCCATTACGACGCATAACAGTCTTCATGAGGCTAACAAGACGCTTAGTGAACTGACCGTTTTCAGCATCTCCATCATAAACAACGATGTTGCGATCAACACCAGCTGCTAATAGGGTATGCCAACCGTCGTCGTTCATCTTCTTAACGAACTGGGCTTCCATAACTTCCATAGCACGACCAACAACATCCCAACGAGCATCACGGGCATACTTTAAGAGATAGTCGATGCTGGCACCAATGTCATAGGTTGGAACCATGACATAGTCGCCTTCGACATGACGCTCTGGAATATATCCGTGATTTGGAATGGTATAAGCAACAAAATCTTTTTCAGTGCCAGGAGCAAGAAAATCCAATGGAAATTCTGGAGTGGCACTTTCTGATAATCTAACTGGCTCGAAAATGCCATCTAGAATATCTCCATTGAGAACACCTTGTCTTAATGGGAGTTCTAGAGCTTTGGCAAACTGTGCGTTAGCTTCTAAAGACTGATTCTTCTCTGCTGAGCCAGAGCGCATTAGAAGATCAGTAAGTTCTTGAGAAGGCTGAAATTTATCGTAAGATGCTGACATTGTTTTTTTCTCCCATTTATTAGACGTTGATTGAAACTTTAGCGTAACCGTCGGAATCTTTAGCGCTTAAGAACTGACCAACAGCAACTGCGCCAGTTTCTTGAGTAGCACTAATATTACCGCCACTATGAACATAAGCGACTTGACCAGCGGCTGGATCGCCATCAATGTTATTAGTAGTGACTTGACCATTTCTTAGGACAGTAACTTTGCCGCCCTTTTGTACTTCGTCTTTGTGCCAGTTAATGTGTTGTCTAGTTAGATCAAGATCTACAACATCATTAAGTAATACTCCGACAGGATATGCACCGCTTGGATTGCTGGCATATGAGACAACAGCATTAGCATCGTCCATAGCAACTCCAACACCAGTTGAAGCTGTTGAAACAGATACTACGCCTCCTCTAGTACCAGTTGTACTCATGAAAAATGAGATATCAGTAAGTAGTTCGATACGATCAGGTTTTAGAGCCATTTTTATTCTCCCTTATTTAGTTTTTTACCGAGTCTAGAATAAACAAAATCAATTAAAGCCGCGCTAGTTGTGTTGGCTTCAGAATTATCTTCACCACCAACAGTAAGATCTAGAGCTTCGGTCTCTTCAACCTCTTCTAAAATCTCTTCTGTTGTATCAAATTCATTTTCTGCTTTTGATTCTTTTTCTTTTTTCTTATCTAAAGCTTCTTTGAGGGCTGGAGGCATAGCTGCTTCAGCTTCTTTTTCCTCTTTTTTGCCATCATGTTCTTTAGCCATTTTTTTCTTCATCATAGCAATTACTGAATCAAATGCTTCGTCATCCAGAGCATCATAAGCAGCAAGAGACTCTTCAATTTCTGAGGCTTCAAATCCACAGTCAATCAAAGAGGCAGTTCTTTTTGCCATTAGTTCTTTGTTTTTCATGCCCTTGATCTCGTCTTTCATCTTCTTCATTGTTGCTTCTGCTTCATCAAGCTTTTTCTTGTCTTCTTCTTTTTCTGCCATATACTTTTTCATAGCAGCTTCAGATTCTTCAAGCTTAGATTGTAGCTCTGCAATGGTAGCAACTTTATCATCAAGTTCAGCTTGAACCTGTTCTAAAGATGGACCTTCAGTTTGTTCGGTTTCAGAAACTTCTGTGACTTCTGTAGCTTCTACAGGTGCCTCAACGGTTTCTGTAGTTTCAGCTTCACAAGCAACGACTTGCTCTTCTGCAACTTCTTCAGGTTTAATTTCTAATTCTTCTTGTTTGCTCATTATACAAGCCTCCACAGTATGAGTTTCTATGTAATCTAATGATACACCTTTATTTTCAGAAATAACGTTTTTTATTTGATCTTTTTTCATATCATCAAAATTGTCCAGTTTAGTCTGTAGTATAATACTATTAACATTTGCTGGTTTGTCAACATAGCCTTTACCACTAAAAGTAATATTTCTTAATACTCTACCAATTTTATAATTGTCTTTTTGTCCAGTTCCACCATAAGCTTTGAGGTATTTTGTTAAATATGCGCTATCATTATCTCTAGCAACAACTTTATAAGAACCAGTAGCAGGATCAGTAATGCCATAATCAAAATTATCGAAATAACATTCCATGCTTACATATTTAGTGCCTTCTTCGATGGAGGCGATTAATTCTCTGGTTCTCTCTTTAAGTTCAGGATCAGTATATGCTTTGTAGATAACTGAGCCAGTTAAGATATGGAAATTCTTTGGAAGGTTTTCTGATGGTGTGTTCTTATCTATAAGAATACCATCCTCTGTAATAGGATAATTAGATATAATATGTCCTACTATAATTTTTTCATCATGATTTAAATTTGTAGGTTTATGCTCTGGTGTTTCTTTGGCCTTCCAAACTTCTTCTGGTTCAAAAATATCATCATTTTTATTCCAATTAGAAGAAACCAGAATTGACTGAACATAATACATATCGGTATCTTGTATAGATGCAAGAGCTTTCATCTGTTTAGAAATAGCATCTACACATAACGGTTCTGCTACAGATGCAAAAGACAATGATTTATTGCCTATAATACTATCTGCTACTCCATCATCATATTCTTGTTGAAAAATTTGCATTTTAGCCTCCAAATTCAAGCATACACCATAGAATAGAAATACGCCTTTAATTGTTTATAATCATCAGTAGTTAAGTCTTTGTCTACGCTAGATTTAATTTGTTTAGAAAACTGATTATATTTATTTATAGTGTTTTGATTTTGAGATGACTTAATCTTTTCTTTAATAAGTTCACTAGTAACATTGTCTAAAGGATTAATACTAAATAAGATAGATGTCTTAACATTGTCAGCTGTTTCATATTCTGACTGAGAAAGGCTTCTCATATTCTTTTTATTAAAAAACTCTAAGAATACAGGATTTACAATATCTGATATTTGTTCTTGTAGACCTAATGCTTTCATGATTAATGAGGCACCAGTCTGTGGGGCAAATTCTTTTTGTTTTCTTGGCTGGCTATCTTTAGAAGTTTTTGGTCTACCTTGACCAGATACGCCCTGAATATCTTTTTTGGGAGCAAACTGACTTTTTAGTTCCAGCATTGTTTTTTCATTATTATCATTAGGATTCAGTTCTAGTCCCACTTGACTAGGAGTAGCAATCCCTAATTGTAATGCTACCTTTCTTAGGTTGTAATCATTAGTAACATATGGTCCAAGCTTAGATTCTGTCTTGTTTTCTCTTTCTACTCGTACATTTTCTAGCTCAGGATCAGCACCAAATCTCTTTTGCACAAATTCATTGGACACAATATTACGATCTGCCAATTGAATGATCAATGCTTTTTCTGCTTCTTCATTGCTTAGATCCATGTTATCAAATTCTATTTTTGCAGAATACCTGAAGCCCATGACCTTTTGGATCATGTCTAGTTCTTCTTGCCAAAATCTTCTTAAAACATCTCTGCCATATTGTAATCTTTGTGTTAGAGTTTTTAAGCTGATAAAATTATTGGTAGTACCAGCTGCTCCGTATGTTCCAGTTAGGGTTGGAGGAATGCCTAATCCAGCATATACATTATTGAGATGCGGAGTATATTTTGCCTCACCAAGAAATTGATGAACATTAGTATTGCTCTCAATCAACTCAATATCTGGACCCCAAACAATATCCATTGTACCACCGCCTACATTATTCTGTAAAATAGAAGCAAGCTTTGAAGCTGCTGCTTTGGTAGGTGCAATTTTATGGTCTAAATTACCGAGCTTAAATATTCTAGTATTTGAAATAGCTCCATCAAGTGCTGCCATATCCGCTAGCTTCAATTTTTCTAAGACTGTAATATCATCCATGATGCTATACATCATTGGAAATGCCCAAGTCTGCCAGTCATCCTTTTTGTAATGACTAACAATGACTTTATCAGGATCTAAGAAATATGGTTTTTTAGTTTTGGCTGCTTCAATTACCTCTGGAGGCAATTTAGAAACCATAAACTTTTCTGCATCATTTTTGGGAGAATTAATGATCTTACGAAGGTGTGCAGGAAGTTTCAAACCATAAGCCTTTTTTCCGCCAACAAAAGAAGCTAGCGGACCAGCAGCGATTTCAATATACATAGGATCAATAAATGTATATTTCCAAGGGATTTCTTTGGCCCCAAGAGATGTAATTTCTTTACGAATATCTCTATCTGTAAAATCTGCAGCATTAGCTTTATACATATCTTTAATTGATCTGTTAGTAAGCTTTGCTGTTCTTCTTGTCATTACGACATTTCCTATGCGATATAGATTATTTAAAAATCTTTCGCTACGATCTTTTCCATTAACCTTTTTAAACCAATTCCTGTAAAATCTTTCTATTCTTTTATTAGGATGAGAAACAGTAATTCCCTGAGCAGCAAAATCACCCATAAGATCGATGACATTTTTAACTAATCCTACTCTTTGATAAATAAATTCTGCTCTATTTAATACTGCATATATTTGATTAGGAACAGCTTCGTGAGGACGATAGTAATCATAGTCTGATTTGCTAAGTCCTGGTCTACTGGAAATATTAGGTAGTAGATTCGAGAAATCTTGTCTATTAGATATTCTGCCAGTTCCAGCCTTGGCATGATGAATACCAACGTATTCTTCTAAAGATCCTGCGCTAGCACTCAATGCTTCTTGTTGACTAGCCTCATTGTCTCCCCAGAAAACAAAAGGAGTTTCTAGGTTCTCATTATTATTATTTTGTTTCATGTTTTTCAATACTATTGCAATGTAATTGGTTTATGAATATTTACACCTTATTTTTGAATTCCTAGATAAATATCGTCATTTGCAGCTTTAGTAAACCACTCTGGTCCTTTATACATTTCAGAATCTTTGCTCTTAACCATATCCTGAGCACTTCCTCCTATTACATTATATTCAGGATCTACTAATTGTAAATCTAATTGTCTAGCTATCATATTAGAAATTAAAAGAGAACTATATCTATCTTTTCTTAATTTACCCTTTTTACCATGTGAACCTTTAACGTCCGGGGTATCCCACCTGTCTCTAGCCCCCACCCCACTACTGGTTTGAGTCATAACTATGGTTGTAAGTTCATTTTTTAATTCTTCGATCTCTACAATGCATTCACTTAAACTGTCGTATAAGGGATTAAGATCTGCCTCTAAGATGTTCTTTCCTTCTTTTTCTAATGCTAAGCCAATGCTTAATGAATCAAATCTAGGAAAAATAAGTTTTTTATCTTCAAAGTCTTTTCTTAATCCATGATTAGCACCAGCCAACCAATCGAACTTTGCAAATTGTATCAGTTCTAGTATGTGTAATCCTACCTGATTATCAGTAGGTTTTGCTTTATCATAATCTATAATTGGCCAAATTAAACTTTCTCCTTCTTGTAGATTTTTTGGATCATGCAAAGCTTCTTCAATTGCAACTCCACCGCCCTGAGCATCAACACCTATACTAATAACATTAAAAGCTTTCATTAAGTTTCTTATTTTTCTGGCACAGAAACTATAGAAATCATGATCTTCAGTTAGTCCTGTTTTTTGTCTTTCTCTAAAGTTGCCTCTGTTAGTAGTCCAGCAATATACTAATCTTCTATGATCTTTATTTAGTTCTATTACTGTAATGCTAAAATTATCTTTTTCACTAGCAGGATCAACACCAATAATATATTGCTTATTAGGATCTCCTTTGATAGTAGGATCAAAATTAATCTCTCCGTCCAATCCAATAATAGGATTCTTTTCATTACATGTGCAGCTTTCTATAAGGCTGCGCTTAAAGAAGCCTTCACTATCGCTAGTAAAACAAGCAGCATATTCCATTTGATAAATACCATTATGAATAGTAGCTTTTGCTCTAGCAACCTGCTTATCATCCATAAAGCCTTTAGGTATCATCTCATATGGAATCCTGATAACGCTATAATCTTTCCAATTAAAGTTTTCAGGAACAGGCCCACCAAAAATTTCTTCTAATTCTCTAGTATCCCCCTTGCTTTCTACAATAGCTTTATATCTTCTCCAATACTGAGCAAAATGCTTAAAGCTGTAATCAGCAGTTCCACTAATAATAGCTTGATTGCTTTTCTTCACCATTAATTCATCCATCTCTGGCGTCCATATGCCAGCTTCTTTCATGGCCTTTTTCTTAGCCTCTGCCTTCACGTTTTGTATGGGGCTAGCACTAACAGCAGCGAAGCCTGACACAACTGTTTCGTAGATGTCAGGACTTATTGATGCAAATTCGTCTGCAATAATAATATGGGCACGAAGACCTCTAATTTTATCACCAGTTCCTAATGGAATAGCAACTGCCCAACTTTCGCCCAGACGCATCGTACAACGATCTACATCTCGTCTAGGACCATCACTAGCCCCATTGAATATGCTTCGAATAATGTCGCTGTTACGCCACAAATTCTCCATATATTCAAATATAATTTTACTCTGTCGAAATGCACTACCTACTATAACAATCTTACTACCAGGAACAAACATGCATTTAAGCATCGCATACATGCCTAGTATAAATGACTTACCAAAACCACGACTTGCAATAAACATAGGAAATGGTCTGTTCCAAAATTCCTGTAGGATTGCTACTTGTATAGGATGTAGTTCTATTCCGAATAAACTCTTGACAGTAAATCCAAAGTAGGTAGGATCTGTCATTATTTTTAATAGATGAGCATCTGGATTTTCAATATCATATTTGGATCGCCCAATCATAAGATTGCGATCTATTACTAGCTTGCTGGTATCGCCCAGACCTAACCATGCTTCATCGAATTTTTTATTTTCTATTTTGCTGCTCATTGACTCTTTTCATTATGCTAATTGCTAGTGCCATTGCGTTTTCTCTATTACCACAAAAATGCGTTTGTATGCCATATATGGTATTAATTTCAGTTATATATTTTAGCAGATATAAGGGTGTGATACGAAGGTTTTTCCATAATTTTGGGGGTATGCCACTATTGCGGGGAAATTGTAATATGTCATATAGGTCAAATTCAAATAGTATATGTTTATGGGGATATCCTGCCATTCGGTCTAGTACGTCTTTAAATCTTTTTTCAGTTATATTATTGGACACTTCATTGACGCTACTTTTACGCTCAATACATAATAGGTTCTCAAGGCCCGCTATGCTATAATCGCCCGTGTCTAATTTCGCCTTGGTTATATTAAAGTTATCATTAAAGTCCCACGGTTTCTGTTCCCTGGTATCTACGATAATGTCGAAGTATTTATTTTTCATGATTGTTTGGCCGCCACGATTTTAAAAAACAAAGGAGCATAGCCATCTTCATTTCCATGAATAAAATTATGATGTCTGCGGCATAAAGTAATTCCATTATTAGGATTAAATCTTAAGCCAGGATAATCGCTCCATCTTCTTATATGATGCGCGTTAAGATATTTTTTACCTCCACACTTTGGCCACTGACAGGTATATCTGTCCCTCTTGTATACTTGGGCCCGCCAGTTCTTATAATTGTTATCAATCGGACGAGTCATGTTTACTTACCGCCTCTGGAGTTAAGAATGGCATATCCGCACTTTTATCTTGATATACATGAACATCTTCTAAATCATCAATATGTTTTCTGACACTCATACTCATAATTTCCATTTGACGACCTTCGGCCTCTCGTATCTTTTCGTCCTCCAACATGCGAAGCAAACCTGTCCAACTACTTTTGCCGTCCTCGATTCTTTTGATTCTTTGTTCTCTAGTGGCTTTGAGATCTTTGCTTATTTTTTGTTGTTCTGCAAGGAGTTTGGTATATTCGTTTGTATAAGATGTGATGCTATTGCGGGCGAAACTTAATTGGGTTTCTAGATTGGTTAAGTATGCATTATCACGGTCTTCTTCTTGTTTTAGGTATTCGTCGTCTACCATCTTTTGAATTCGTTCAGTGTCTGCTATGTGGCGTTTGCGCTCTTTCATAGATCGGTTGATAAGAATGTCTATAGTGATAAATTGTTTAATTTGTAGTTCCTCTGCTGGTAACACATCTTCCCGGAATTGTTTAATAAGGCCGATCCATGTGTCTTCGAAATATTTTAATTCTCCAGTATCAGCGTCAAACTGACGTTCTATTTCGCTCCAGAAAGTTTTTTTGTGAAGTTTGTGTCTTAAGTATTTGGTGTCTTCGTCAGAGTCTTCTTCTCCTGCTAGTAGATGGTTGTCTTCTATAAATCTTTCTATAGGAGCAACGCTTCTGTTTAGATACTCTGCTATTTCTTCAACACTGTCTTTTTTAAAGTGATCACGAATATGTTTTTGTTCGCTAAGACTTAGCTGGCCTCTTTTTTTACTCATAACTATTTAGTATCTCTTTAATGTTTTGCAGAAGAAGGGAGTTATACTTTTTGGGGATCTTTTGTCCATAAAGAATCATAAGGTAATATTTACGAAGTTCTACTTTAATGTGGGGATCTATCTTTTTTAATATTTCTTGGTTTTGTATACTAGAGATAAAATCTAATTCAGGGTTTTGTATACTCTCTGCTTTTTCTGTGTGGCTAACCTGCATAAGGTTCTTTTTGTTGTTATTTTTAACGTACCAATTATTGTATAGGGTGCAATTAGTTTTACAGTTGAACTGGGTGCATTGACTAGTGCTTTTTGCATAGTCTTTGTCATAAAACTCGCAGGTGCTGCAAGGAAGATCTGGTCTTTGATATTTGTCTCGTTTGAAATTAAAAAGACGATTGCGAATGTGGGTCCAAAGAAAATTTTCTAGGGGTTTGCTAGTGTCATAATTTTCTAGTCCTTGCAAGGCAAAAATGTATGCTTGCTGTTTCATATCTTCTATGTCATGATAGCCAAATCTAAATTTATGAAGCAGCTTGTAACAGATTTTATCTATAGTTTCAAGAAAGTGTTTCTCTGTTACTTTGTCTAAGATCATCTTTTCCTTGGGTTTCTTCTTGGTTCGTTGTGCCATCTAGTAGCTCCGCTATGCTTTTTCCATCGGGCAGATGCAGTTCAGCCTCTGATGGATGAGTGTCTGGGTTTCCTGTTACTTTAAGTGATGATGCTGCGAAAATATGGTCCATAGTTTCTCCTGCAATAGTATTATAATGGTATTATAGAATCTATACACCAAAAGTCAAGTTTCATTAATATGTGTATCTTAGTGTTAATCTTTATGGTTTAGGTATTACATTTTAGGATAGTTGGGCTTGCTATGTTAGTACCACCCCCCGCAATTTGGGGGGTACCCCACCAATGGGGGGGAAATGAAAAAACCCCCCTAGATAGGGGGAATATCACAACACGATACCCTACCGATAAGGGGTGCAGCAAAATGCAATGCAAAATGCAAAAAACGATGCAAAATGCTACACCTACCAATGGGGGATACGATACGAAAAACCCTATTTTTATAGGCTCAAAAATTTTTTTCCGAATGGCACGCCGATTGCACTATATTCTGGCATGGAAAACGGAAGAAAAAAAATCGAAAAAAATCTCTTGACGATTCAAGATTCGATGCTAAACTTCCGATATAGAAAACAGACCTTTACTTTGGAGATTGAAAAAATGGAATTGGAAATTGTGACCGTTTACGTTTCGGATTGCTGCGGTGCATATCTTGATGATGCCCACGTTCAACATGGCATCTGCCACGATTGCGGTGAGCATTGCGAAATTATCACCGAAGAATATCCTGCCACCCCCGTTTGTGGGGGGTGAAAATAGAATAGACTGCCGATAGACTAGACTAGTTCGCCACCACCATAGGATGAAAAAAATGTTCACGCTTACCGATCTAGCAGAAATCAAAACGGAAATTTTCGGAGACCGTCAAGAACTGTACAGCGTAGAAAAAAATGCAGTCAGTTTCGGATTGTCTCTTTTGAGCAATCTCGACCGGGGAACCGCTTGCGAAAAATACTTGTGTCGCACAATGAACACCCACGGAATCGACGCCACCCATATGGGGGGTTCGGGCAATAGTAACGATATGTCCCTCTATGTAGGGGGTCGCATAGTCCGGGGTGAGAGCAAGTCTAGTCTGTTAGGCCCGCAGTCAGGGAAGTACTACTTTATAGGGGTCAAGCCAGAATTGTTTGACATTCTGTTTTTCTGCTTTGTTCACCCCACCAAAGGGGTAGTCGTCAAAACCGCTAGTGCAAAGCATATTCGGCAATGGGTGGCAGAATACAATCCAACCAACAAAACGAAAGACGGCGGCCCAGCATCCTACGATATATACTTCCGGGGTGACATGACAAACAGCAAAATCCCCACAATCGAATGGGATCCCGCTGGAGAGGGGGTCAAGATGTAGTCCCCTAGTCGGGGGGTTGACAAGAAAAAAAAATTGCTAGACTTTGGATATAAGAAAGAGAGAAAGAAAATGAAAACGATTGAAATTTCACCAAGTTACGTTGACTATCAAAACTACTTCCACAAAATGAGTGACGAGTTGCTAACATTGTGGATCGAAGTTGCAGAGCGTAGGCTGACTTGCTATCGTCGGAAATCTGACTTGCTACGGGTTGCATTGGGCATCCGTGCTGCGAAAAGTGTTCAGCGTTTACGAGAAAGGAATTGGGAGTGATCATCTTGACCGTTGCTGTTTCGTTTGCTATGCTGTTCTGCGGGTTCGCCGCTCTCTATCTCACCCTATAAGGAAAACCACAATGAATACCGAAAAACTCATGCAACAATACCCGATTCTCACTGACGCTTGGAATCAGTGTACCCTAGTCTGGAAGGGTATTGAGCAGAACGGGAACCTTCACAAGTTCAACCGAAAGACTTTGAGAAAAATTGTAAAGGCTAACCGCTCTAGTGTCGATAAAAGGCTAGTGGGTGGGAATGACAACATGATTGAAAAGGTAGGAAAGCCTGGATCCCCTGAAAGGGTGGTTGCGTTGGCTGCTCAATATGCTAGACTCAGTGAAAGTGAATCGTCACCCTTTGGAGAATAAGACCATGAAAGAATCAGATCAGGAATTGTTGTTGATTGTGATTGTGTGTTGTGTTATTGTTGTATCTGTGCTTTGGAACTATACCCCTATCTGCTAAGGTGATGGAATGACAACCTACGAAAAAATGACAACGCGAGAACTTGACGCTTGGATCCGGGAAGGTGGAAAAGACTTGTGCGATAATGCTCAAACGTACACTCCGGCAAAGTATAGGCTGGTGGCCCATATGGTACGCTCTGCCGTTCGTGAGAAGTTGCGACGGGTTCGCCATGCTGATTGGCTGGAGCGGGAATACGCTTGGGAAACTGAACGGGCGATCAGGGGTGGTACTGGATGGAGTTAATCCCCCATCGGAGGGGAAAAACGTTTTACCCCACCTATAAGGGGGTTGCCCCCTTGTCTTACCTAACCCTTCGGGTTAAATTATGGAAACAGCCAGCAAAAACCGTGCCAAAAAAATTTTGGTTTTTCAGATTTTTTTTTGCTTGACAACTAAAGTTCCGTATGGTAAAATGCCGATATAAGAAGTAAGAAAGAAAAGGAGAAAGAAAATGATGTTCATGAGCAAGACTGAGATTCAAGACCATATCCAAGATCGTACCGGAAATTGGTATGATGAGTTGGTGAACATGGGTATGGTAAGTGATGAGTTGTTGAGTGAGGCCCTTGCCAATGATGGCGAGTTGCAGATTGGCTATGATTTTGGTACGCTCAATATCGACAATGAGGGATACGTTGTTGATTGGGAGCCGTTGAACGATGCTTGGAATGAGGATTGAAAATGAAAAAATCAAAACTTGACAATGAAGGCGTGATGCGTGGGCATTATGCTATCTTTAGTGAGTATGACTTGGACGAGTTTTGTCTTTAGGAGTTTGGTAGAATGACAACGCAAACATTGAAAAACCATATTCGATCAGGCCGATATGCTTGGCCCGGAGGATACCCGAAGTATTTTGTAATGAACGACGGCGAGGCCATGAGTTTCGACGCTGTGCTAGAAAACTTCCGTTTGGTTTTGGATTCTGTGAAGCACAAGCGGAATGATGGTTGGCGGGCGGTTGCCTGTGATATCAACTGGGAAGATGAGAATCTGTATTGTTGTGATAGTGGTGAGAAGATTGAAGTAGCCTACGGAGAATAAAGATGAAAGAAAAACTACAAGACGAGATAATCACATACTTTGGAGTTTACGAAAACATGATACCGTTCGTCTATACTGATGAACAACACCAGAAGTTCATAGACGATATTTGCCAAATAGTTGTAGACGCATACAAAAAAGAGGTTGTAAGTGACTGAGTATGATGAGGGATATGAGGATGGATACCATGATGCTTGGGCTGAACTTGAGGCATGGTATGGTATAGATGATGAAGGTTGGGATTGGTATGTAGTTGATGAGGATGAGTATGAGACCGTTGATTGATGAGGGGCCTTGGCTTGATGAATATGGTTGGATGTTATCGGTATGTTATCATATTGTTTTTATGGTAATGTTTACGAAGGTAATGTTTAAAGGGTGGAAGTAATCCCCCGTGAGTGGGGAAAAATGATTTATACCCCTGATAGGGGGTTGTACCACCCAAACTGGGCGGTTAAATTTTATGAAAACAGCCAGCCAAAATCAAGCCCAAAATTTTTATTTTCCTGTAAAGTATCTGGGGTGGATTGTCGATATATAAAGTATTGGCAAGGATAACCCACGGAGAAAAAAGATGTTGACACTCTACACGATTTTTGGTATGTTTGTTGGTTTCGAGGGATACGATAACGGCAAAGTTTACTTTGGGATTTATACCCCCCAATATGAGTATGGGTATGTGATTACGCAGAATGAAATTTATCTGGACACAATTTTAGAAAAATCTAAAGATTAGGGGTTGACTTGGACGATCCAAGGAGTATAATTCGGGCATGACACGTAACCAACACCACGGAGGATTGAAGATGGATGAAATCAACACTGCTCTCTTGATTGCTGCTCTTGAGGCTGAAGGAACTATTGAGCCTTGCGACGATATCAATGCCCATCCTCTTGACTGGATGGATGCTACTGGTGTAGACTTGATCGACGATTACTTCAAGGATAACGACCCGCTTTACGCTCTACTGCTTGAGGAGGCTAACTGATGACACCTAGCGAGAATATTTACAATTCGGACTATGATGAAATTGACGGACTTGTTGACGTTGAAGGTTATTGTGACGAGATGATGGAAGGAGTGTACGATTACCACGAGGATGATTATTACGATGATAGCATGGATGGGGATTTTGATTCGGCCATGCGTGATTGTGGATTCGGAACTGATGAGGACTATGGTTACTATGGAGAGGATTATTGATGAGACAATATAACTGCTACGATATAAAAACTGTTGACAATCAAAATCACTACGGTACTTGCTCAGTAATTGTGCCAACTATTGACCTTAGTGAAGCAGTTGATCGACAGGAAAATCTGGCCGCTATCTCTGGTGTGTTGGAAAGTATTGTGGGCGAGGTTGATAGTTTTAGTTATGAGGAGGTACTATAATGATTCAACTAGACCCTGCTAGTTTGGCGATAGGATATGCTGCTGGTACACTGTTGTGCTGGTACTTGAATCAAACTCTAAACGCTAAGGAGAGCGAATATGAGCGAGAAGATGACGGAGCGACAGATAAAGACTTTATACATTATAAGAACAGCGTTTATGGCTGGAATTATCCTTACGATAATAATACATCTGCTAGAAGGTAATGCCACGATTGCAGGGTTTGGTCCGATGTAGTACTTATGGGGGGTTGGAAAACCATTTTCCCCACCTATGGGGGATATGCGATTTTTTTATTTTTTTTGCTTGACAGACTCAAGTTCGGCTGGTAGAATGTCGATATAGTTAGTAGGGAAAGCAACCACACGGGTGTCTTCCCTATGGTAGAATGTTAGTAGGTTTAGTTTCGCTTCGGAGAAAATGAAAATGGAAAACGTGATTATGATTGCTGGTTTCTTGGCTGTTAGTGCTTTGGTTTTGGTTATGTTTGGTGTGTATGCCGTCTATGGTGGTAGTCATGCCGAACTTTGCAACGCTAAACCCGGTCAGGTATTCAACTTTGAGTATCTTCAGCCGCTGAATGGCGAACGCAAGCGTGTGCTTGCTAAAGTTCTTGAGCGACCAGTTCACTTGGACGATCATACTATCGCTAGCATGAACGCTAGAAGTGCCTATCGTCGAAATGATCCTAAGTTTGAGCGTACTCATCATCTGGTAACGTGTCAAACTGCCGATGGTAATATCCGACAGTTCTACTGTGAACGTGTCAAGAACTGCCGAAAGCCACTACTTGGCTCTCTGGTTGCATAACTCTCTCCGTGGTGGTGTTGTCGAAAGCCCCGTCACTCAGCAATGGGTGGCGGGGTTTTCTTTTATACTTATTTGGTGGGGGTAAAACCATTTTTTTGCCACCAATGGGGGGTTGTACCACCCGAACTGACCAGTTTGGCATTATGGTAAAGCCAGCCAAAATCTAGCAAATTCTGTGCCGAATATTTTTTTTATTTTTTCTGGATTTTTTACTTGACGGCTGACGATAATATGATATACTGGAGAGACAACCACGGAGAACAATACCATGAAAACTGCAAACGGCAACGATAAACTAGGCAAGGAAAACTGCATCGTCGTGAGTCGCCCCGTTGGCGATACTTGCCCGCCTACTTGTGCGTTCCTTGGCAACGGCTGCTATGCCGAACAGACTGAGAAGATATATCCGGGTGTTCGCCCTGCTGGTATGCAAAACGTCATCACCGAACGTGGGCGTATTCGCTCGATGATTATTGACGCGGAGCGTAAAGGCAAGTCTATCCGCTGGCATGAGCGTGGTGACTGGTTCCTCAATGGTAAACTCGACACCGATTATGTCGATAACGTAGTCTGGGCGTGTGAGAGTATTCTGGCTGACGGCGGTAGTCTGCCCGATATGTGGTTCTACACTCATATTTACGATAGTCGGCTGGTCAGTATGAACAAGTATATGGCCGTGTATGCTAGTGTTCACAATGCCCAAGATGTTCTCGATGCTAAGGCCGTTGGTTTCAAACTGTTCGCATGGTGTGACAGTGACCAGAAGATTGCCACCAAGCGTCCGCGTGGCAAGGTCAAGGCTCAACAGTGGCGTGACAGTCTGCCAAAGTTGGTTGTCATCGACAACGAGAAGTATGTCACCTGCCCTGAGATTCGTCGTGGTCGTGGTGTCGTGACCTGCACGCCAACCAAAAATAGTGTCGCCTGCAATCTGTGCGTCAAGGGTCTGGGTAACGTACTGTTTCCATCACACTGAGGAGTTTACTATGTTCAAAGTAGTCAAAGACGAGAATGTTATATCATACTGGGAGTGTGAAGATTGTCATGACAAAGTTGGCATCACGCCCGACTGGTATGAACAGAATGGCACACCAGTGTGTGTTGAATGTGACCGGGATATGTTATACGGCTGGACGGAGGTGAATGTCGATGGCTAAATACTATATTCAATCTGGCAGTCTACAACTGATATACTCAACTAGTCAAAGCGTGTTCGATGCTTGTAGGACAGTATTGTGGGAGTGTAATGAAAACGATACCCTGGACGAGTATTTTTATATTGACGAGCGTGGCTTTCGTGGATATGTTAGTGCTGATGGAGATACTATGGTTGTTCCGTCTATTGAGATAATGGAGGCTGAAGGCTGGGCATGATATAAAAAGCCATTTACCCTACTATTGGGGGATGAGGTATTCACCGCAAAAAATTCTAAAGTTTTCTCTTGACAGCGACGATAATAATGATATACTTAGAACACACGGCACGAAGACAGTTTCCAAGCGTTCGTACCTGAGATTGTGATGCCATAAGGTACTGTGGTCCAGCAATCGGAAACGCTTGTAGGGTGCAACTCCCTAGTGACCGTGGCCGTACAACAATTGTCTATACAGTATATTTTGGAGAGCATGATGAATAAAGAACAACAAATAAAAACAATACTCAACTACCTGAATAGTAAGATGAGTGCTATGAGCAAACCCGAAACAGAAAAGGTCAAGAAAATCCTGGAGGATGACGATATTAGTCTACAGGAGGTAGTAGAATGGTATATCGACTATGTGCGTTCGCATTGATCTTTTGTAGTGGTTGTGTGAGTACCAGCAGGGTTTCTCTATTTTGCAACAAAACAATAGACCTTGACAAACGCCCGCTAGAGGGTACAATGGACGTTGGCATCCGATTGGAACTGTTTAGGAATTGGAAGTAGAATATGAGCAAGATTATTGTGAGTACATGTGGATGGTGCGAGGCTGATCCTAGCCGTACGATGTTCCAGTATATTGGAGATCGGGACGATGTGGACAAGTTGATTAGTGGCGAGCAGTGGTTGTCGCTACCAGAAGATGATGATCTTGATGTGGAAATATGTCGTAATGATTATATCCTAGAATCTGTTGCATCAGCGTTCAAGTATGCTCTTGATGGTGAGTATTCCCACGTTGATGTGGAGGTGGAAAATGAGTAAGTACGGCAAGATAAAAACTAAAGTAAAGAAACCTTGGGAGTTAGCCCGTGGACACAACAGCCATCGTTCTGGTTCTGGTAGTCATGATAACAGGCCTCGCAGAATTCGCACCAGAATGGATGTTCGGAGACGAGCATTAGCAGAATATTGCTAGCCAGAAAAACCTTTTATCCTTCTGTTGGGGGGGTGACACACCCAAACTGACCAGTTGAAATTTATGAAAACAGCCAGCGAAAAATTCAAGATTATGCTCTTGACAGGACGATACTATATGGTAGAATGATAGGACAAGCAACAAGCACTGTGCAAGTTGCAACTTTGGTTTAGACGATTGGAGAATGATAATGAAGAAGTTTAGTTTCACCATCGACATGGTTTCTGATGCTCTCGACATTGAGACAACCAAGGCTGAAATTCAGCAGTTCCTTGCAGAGAAGCATGAGAGTGTTGTTTCGCAAGTAAAGTCTGCTGGAGTCAAGAACTTCAGCGAGCAGGGTTTCAAGGTCTGGCGTGCTAGGGTTACTGGTGTGACCGCCAAGCAGGCTGGTGATGCTCATAACCCAAAGGCTGAGACAACTGCCTCCTGACTGCTCTAGGGTAGGCCCGTAGGTTTGCTGCGGGTCTACCTTTAGTCAAGGCCCCATAGTTCAACGGATAGAACAGCGGTCTTCTAAACCGTAGATAGAGGTTCGATTCCTCTTGGGGCTACTTGACTTTCTTTGAGTGGTGTGGTAAACTTGTACCTGGAGGTGCGTATGGAATGGTTGATTATTATTACGGTTGTGTGCTTGTCTATTCATGGTATTTACAAAGGAGAACAAAGTGCCTAACTGGTGTGCTAATAACGTGACGATTACCCATGATGATCCTGCTAAACTCAACGAGTTGCTGGATGCTTACAAGCGTGGGGAGTTGATGGAACACTATCTACCTACGCCAAGAGATCCAAATGATCCAACCAAGTTGCTTGGTCAAGGTATACCAACAACGATTGGCGGCAACGATTGGTATAATTGGCGTGTGCATAATTGGGGTACTAAGTGGGACGTTGGTGGTGAGTACGCTTTTTGTAAACGCATAGTTACTGCTGACAATACTGTTGTGCTATCTTTCGATAGTGCATGGTCGCCGCCTATTGAGTTTTATAGTTTCCTAAAAGATGAACACGGTTTTGATATTCGTGCATCATACTTTGAACCGGGTATGGCTTTCTGCGGTGATTGGATCGACGGTGTGGATGATTATTATGAGGGTGAGTGGCGAGATTTTCCAGATCATCTTATCCAAGAATATAATATGGAAGAGTTCTATGAGGATGAAGAAGTAGCATAATAAAATTCGGAGGCTAGTGCTAAGTATTTATAATTTATAACTTTATCGCCCGTCTCAGGAGCAATCCTGGGGCGGGTTTATTTTTGGCATAAAAAAAGCGTTTTACCCCCACGATAGGGGATGACCAAAGTTTTCTTAAAGAATTATGCTTGACAGGGACGATAAGTATGGTATACTCAAGGCATAGCAAGTAACCACTAACGAAAGGACGATAAGATGCCTGCTAATGTTGAAACTATGTTCTACACTGGTGCTACCCCTTGGCACGGTCTTGGTGAAAAGTTGGAGCAGGCTCCGACGATCAGCGAGGCCATTGAGGCGAGTGGGTTGAATTGGGAAGTTGGAACCAAGGATCTGGTGACCGTTGATGGTCAGTCGGTTCCTGCAAGGGCTACCTATCGCAAGAGCGACAATAGTATTCTGGGGGTTGTCGGGCCTCGATATGTCCCGCTCCAGAACAAGGATGCTTTTGAATGGTTCCAGCCGTTCGTTGATGCTGGCGAGTGCAGCCTGCATACTGGTGGATCGCTAAGTGACGGTCAGAAGGTCTGGGTTCTTGCTCAGTTGAACCGTGACCCTAGCGAGATTGTGTCTGGTGATGAGGTGCAGAAGTTCATCCTTCTGTCAAACAGTCACGATGGCACTACCGCTATCCGTGTAGGCTATACCCCGATTCGGGTTGTGTGTGTCAATACCTTGGCTTTTGCTCACTCCCACAAGGAGAGCAATCTGCTGAGAATCCGACATACTCGTAGCAGCAAGACTGCCCTAGATAATGTCCGTGACATCATGGACAATATCAACGCTCAGTTTGAGGCTACTGCTGAACAGTATCGGTTCCTCGCTAGTCGAGACTTCAATCAGGCTGACGTACAGAAGTATGTCAAGGTTCTGCTTGGAGTTGACAAGAAGGCTCCAGAGGACATCAAGACTCGGACGCAGAATATCCTGACCGAGATTCTTGCTACCATCGAAGGGCCAAAGCAGAGTATGCCCGGAGTACGGGGTACTTGGTGGGCTGCCTACAACGGCTTCAACGAGTATCTCAATTACACCAAGGGACGGAATACCAATAACCGTCTGGAAAGCCTCTGGTTCGGCCAGAATGGCACTGATAATAACAAGGCGTTGCAACTAGCGACAGAGTTCGCCAACGCCGTATAACGCTCTCCTTTCGTGGTGGTGAGCGAGAGAGGTCGCCCTGAGAAATCGGGGCGGCCTTTTTTTATTGGCACAAAAAGTGTTTTACCCCCACAATCATACTACTAATATAATTATGTACCACCTAAACAAACCCATTCGGACTTTGTAAGATAGTCAGCAAAATTAGTGGCCATTTGGAAAAATTAAAGAATGTACTTGACAGGTGACGATATGTATTGTATACTGGGATGAGTAAGACGAAACCCTAAAGGAGAAAATGATGATCGCTGCTTACAACCGTCGCCCCATGTCCGTATCCTGCTGCCACTGTGGTGCAGAGCATAGTCTCATGGTAAATCCAGAAGATATTATTCGTTGGCAATCTGGCGAGTATATCCAAGATTGTATGGGATATTTGTCATCAGCAGAACGTGAACTTCTTATTAGTCAGACTTGTGATGATTGTTGGAAGAATATGTTCGGTAGTGATGAGGATGAATAATGTATGACTATCAGTTCTTCTATGATATGAGGGATATATCTACTGAAGAAATTAAAGAACATAGGGACTTTGCTTCTGAATCGTGGCAATATGCAGACTATCAACAAAGATGCCATCTAAAGTGTCTGAAGGATAGTTGTGTTAGGGAACTTATAAGGAGAAAGAATGAAATATCAAATTAGGTTCCACCTTGCTAGGGGTGAACATTATATGCACTGGCAAATTAAGGCTTATGATGGGTCTGTACAGTATATTAATCCTGCTAAACAAGATATCGAAATGATTGGCTGTAAATTAGTCAATAAAATTGGTGCAGCAAAGAGGGTTAATAGTCGGGGTGTTAAGGATGTGTGTGGATGGATAGAGTGTGATAATTATTGGCCTAGATATATTGATGATATTCCTATCTATGGTTTAGAAAGATTGAGTTATAATCCTATTAGGGATATTCATTGGCGTAGGGCTAGTGATGATGGTGAATTCAGTTGGGATAATAGTGAGTATGATAGTCTAGTAACTAATGGATCAAGTGTCTATGTGCTAGAAGAAACCTGCTGCTCTTAAATACATATATAATAACCGTTCTCCTTTGGCCTCCGGGGTAAAATCCGGGGGCTTTTTTATTTGTATTACCTAATATATTAAGGTCGTGACAATGTGGACAGCCAGTAAAACTGGTCTATTAAATTCATTATGTATTATCCAAACTAATCCTTTCGCCTGATAATAGATAGTCAGTCAAATCTTACGGTCAGTAGTATTGGTTAGGGATATACTATTGTAGCATGTAGTCTAGTAGAGTCAAGGGCCAGTATATTTATTATGCAGGAAAGAGTATTAGTATTACCCAAAGTAATAGGTGAACGCCAATATTAGATAGCCAGTAAAAATTAATAGTATAGTCTTATTGAACTCAAGCCCCCTAAATAACCTCTTAACCCCTCTGCATAACTAGTAGTCAGAATTCTAGAAAGTGTCAAGGTGAAAAAATTATAAAAAAAATTCTAGACCATGAAACTTGCATCTTTAGGCCCAGTGGATACTATAGGTCAGGGAGTCAGTAGTAGTATGTGGTATGCGATTAAATTAGATAGTAGTATTGATTGTAAGAAAATTTGTACTAGTATACAAAAGAACCTGTTCGAGAAATTTCTCAAAGAAAATATCCCACTAGATGGTAAAATTTTATATATGGAGATTAAAGACCCAGTAGATTCATCTGCACCAATAGAATCACTGGAACATAAAAAACCCAATATTATCGAGAGTTAATAAGGTTTTTACTACTACTAGTATACAATATATCAAGGCCCAGTAAAGATTCTACCATATTTATTATCAAGACTATACATTAAATGAATATTTTTGCAATCTTTTGTAGAGAAATTCACCATATTTTATTCTTTTCTGCATAAAAATGCCCGTATTTCCCGTGTTTTTTTAATTTAGTCACTTATTTTGCGGCGACGAGGTAAAATCGGGAATAAATATAAATCCCCACCAGAGAACTAGCAGTACCCTCTATTTCCCTATTGACTCTACTGTTACTGTTAGTTATACTAGTAGTAGGAAACTCTTAAAAAATAGGGGAAAAATTATGTATAAGCCCATGCTTCTTACAGATCAAGAACTAAAATTACTACTAGAAATCATAGACTCTCATAAGGGTAATAATGGTCATAATGCCACTAATATCCACCTAATTAAGCGTAGAATTACCCATTTGATTAATGCTAAAAAATAGGTAGAAAGTGTAATTAAGGAGAATTCCCCACTAATTAAAAAGAAATCAAACCTAATTGGGCAATAGTCCCACAGAAATCAAAATACGGTGCTTATATGTTCAATATAGTCTTATTGTGTATATGGTTATTGGTAAATTTACTAATGATAGTATATGAGAGGAAAGCCTGTTATGAAAAAGACTATCATGGTTATGGCAACCATTACAATAGAAGGTGATGATCTCAATGCGGGATTTCTCAAGAGTATTTTGCAGAAGATAAGGAAGTGGTTTAAATACCAGCACAGGCTAGAGTCAGATACTTATATTGTTGCTAATGTGGAATTTAGTGATAGTTATATTGAAATAGAAAGGTAGTCTAGTGGATATATTTGATATAGAAAGTCTAGTTTCTTATATAGAGGAAAATCACTATAATCCAATAGAAATGCTACCATCTTTTTCTACTAAAAAAATAGAAACCATATATAACAAAAATAACAAGTACAATGGTGAAGATGTAGTAGTTACGGATATTACTCTGGAAAATTCCGATATAAGAATTACTCTAAATGAAGGTGGTACTTGGTCAGTCGATTTCTGGAATAAATAGTAAAGTCTACCCTTGACTCAGGACGATAGTGGTGGTATACTGATAGGAACCTTGGAGGAAACCATGAGAATTGACCGGATTAAAGACGTAAACGATTATAGTAGTGCGGTAGCAGATTATCTTTGTGATGAATATGGGGATATGACCAAAGCACTACAAATTGACGATACCCAGCGTAATGTGGTTGGTAGTATTATCAACTATTGTTATGATCATGGTGATAGTGTGAGTAATGCGGGGAATTATCTTATTGAATTTATTAGGAAAACTAGTCATGAATGAAATTAGCAATCTTAAAAAGATCGAGTGGGTTCATTGGGTACTGGATGAACTATCTCAGGGAACCACTATGGATAATGGTGAGATTGAACAGGCTAGGGATTTTATTGAAGATATTAGAGAACTCTTTATACCGGATATGAAATAAAATGAAGAAATATATTACAATGCAGATCAGTTTTATTGCTCAATATGACGAAGATACAACTGATATTAACGAAGTATTGCATGATATGGATATTAAGATTAAAGATCAAACTGGTCAGGCTGATTTGTATGATCTTGATATTTTTGATTGGGAAATAAAGGAGGTGGAAGAATGAACTACTATATAGAAAAACATGATATGGAAATTATCTTGGATGCACTAGAAGCGTTACACCAAGATATGAAACACGCTGACGAGAGTGGCTATCCAGATATAAATGCTGGGCGTGGATATACTATTGATGATGTTGATGGACTATTTCAATCGCTAGATAATAGTGGCACATACTACGATGTATTAAAGGATAAGATATGATAATTGCAAGCGATAACTATCAAGCAGTAAAAGATGGTGATACTTGGACTGTTGAGAAAAATGGTCACAAAGTCACCCTGCCACTGTCGGATGGTGATAATATTGTAGCAGAATTTTCTAGCAGAGAAGAAGCAGACCGTTATATTGGTTATGTGGGAATGTTACTAGAACAAGGATATAAATAAACGGTGTATATTCTTCTTATTGAAGGAGAAAATATGCTTGATACAAATATAGAATTTAAAATAAAAAAAAGTAATGATATCTACGCCATAGAGGTTTATAGATCAAATGCACAAGAAGATGGTACAAAATTCCTCTCCTATATAGATTCCTTCCATCCAATGAATAATGTTGAATTATTAGTATTGAAAAATTTCCTACAGGAGTATCTCCATAATAATGACTGGGATTAATATTCAGTCTCCTTGGTCAACTTTGCTAATTAATGGAGATAAATGCGTAGAAACACGCAGTTATCCTCTACCAGAAAAATACGAAGGTGAAGAATTAGCCTTAATAGAAACTCCCGGTAAATATGGAGACTTTAAGGCTAGGATTATTGGAACCATAACATTTAGTCACAGTTTCAAATATCCAGACAGGAAAGCATGGGAAGATGATCGAAACAGACACTCGATTTGTCCTAACAATAATATATTTGGATGGAATAAATGTAAAGATAAATATGGCTGGGTTGTTAGTAATGTCACAAAATTCGATGAACATCAACCAGCACCAAAAAATAAAGGTATAATTTTTACACTAGATTGTAATATCTTAATTCCATCAGGTGTTTAATATGTATGTGGTTATTTGTACAGACAACAAAATATTGGATATGTCTAATTTTAGTGGATATAAATGGTCTAATGTAGTATTCGGGCCTTTTGCTGAGAAATATGATGCGGAAGAATGGGTTGACAATCATTGTGGTAAACAATACTGGAATATAGTAAAATTAAATGACACAACCACTCAGTAAGGAACTATTGCTGGAAAGAGGAAAATGTTGTGGTAATAAATGTTTGAATTGCCCATATCACCCATGTTGGACAAAAGGTGTAACTGATATAATAAAAAATAAACCTAAAACCAATGGTACAAAAAAATGAGAACTAACAAATACTTAGAAGCATTAAAAGCTATAGCAGACAAACCGGGACCAAAAGATCCAAGAAGAACTCCTGCACCCAAAAAGGATCAGAAAAAAGGAAGCAAAAGGAACAAACCAGATAGTGCTAAAGATGACAAAAGCAGCATTACTTTTAGTGCTAAAACTATTGAAAAGTTAAAAAATAAAGTTAGCGAACACAATAAAAAGGGTAAAGGAAGTAAAGCAACTCTAGGTATGCTAAAGGCAGTATACAGAAGGGGTGCTGGTGCTTACTCTACTTCTCATGCACCTAAAATGAGCAGAGATGGATGGGCTATGGCAAGAGTTAATGCCTTTTTGACCTTACTAAGAACAGGTAGACCATCAAATTCTGGTTATAAACAAGATAACGACTTATTGCCTAAAGGACATCCTCGTAGTACAAAATAGTTAATTTTCTAAAAAACTAACATTTCTCAGACCAGTATATAGTGTATAAACTATATTGGTACTTTATTAGAGTTGTGTTAGCTTTTTGGAGAATTAATATGAATTACATTAGATGTATTGTCAGAACTTTGTTCTATTGCTCTTTATTAGTATTCTCTTGTGTTTCTTTATTATTAATTAATTACCCAGAATACTACGGTATAAGATATTTTGTCGCAAAACAGTCTATTAAAAATATATTCTATCCAACCACTTTTGAAGAATTTAAACCAACATTAAAATACTATTCCTATGTTAAATTAAGCAGATGGAACGATCATCATATAATAGATATTATTGAGGATGCTTTTGCTTTTGAGTATGAATACTGGTGCAAATATACTTATATTGACAAATACGGTAATCGTGGAATTAATATTGATAGAGTTATTCATAATTGGAAACCTTGGGAGTATCATTATTTAGAGCATGATAAAGACTATATTACTCCAGAACATAATAGGGCTATGGTATTAAGGAAAGAGTGGATGGATAATTATAGGGACATGGAAATAGAACAGCATAGGCGATATCAAATCGACTAAAGTTTTCTCTTGACTCCAGCCGATAAGGGTAGTATAATGGACAGTCTCACTACCCTAGTGTTGTTCATTTTGGTCTACACTTTACTTTGGCTTACGGATTTTAGCGATGAAATATAATATTGGAGATGAAGTCTATTGGAATGATCCAGACGACAACATTCTTTCTGGGTATTATATTATTAAAGCAGTATCTTGCTATCTTCCTGTTGTTTATGTAATTGGTGAAGGAACAGAAGTTTTTGAGTGGGAGTTATCGTAATGGAAAATTCTAATGTTGTAATCCCGACAGAAATTACCAACTATACTAGAACAGATTATGAGTTGGAAGTCTTTTGGTTGTTTTGTATCCTTGTTGCTGGTAAAAATAGTGATACAACCAGCAGGGTATTAGCAAAATTTTTGAATGAATTACCAGAAGATCAAACTCCGTTTGAAGGTATTAGAGAATTAGGTGAGGATGGATTACATAATCTTCTTGTCAGTCATAGGGTTGGGCAGTATAATAGGATAACAAAAGCAATATGGCAGAGTCTTGATTTAGACCTACGCAATTGCACCCGTGATGATTTGATGAATATTTACGGAGTTAGTCATAAAACTAGCAGGTTTTTCTTACTGCATAGTAGAGAATTTTGTGAAGAAATTGTCTTAGATACACACATTTTACGATGGATGAAAGATCATTGTCATATAGTCGGAGTGCCAGATAATACTCCACAGAATAAAGACAAATATGAATATTTAGCCAGTTTATGTCGAGACTTAATGCAAAATTATTATCCCGGTATGAATTTGGCTCAGGTAGATTTGCTCATCTGGACTATGATGAGTGGAAGGTTGGATTAGTTTTACTTTTAACAGAAAGAAGATGATAAGATATGGGTAATAAGAGTTATTTTCTCGTTGCTGCTTTTGCTAGTTTTTGCTTGAGCGTAGGAGTATGGTTTCTTGGCACAGCAGATGTTGCTAAGGAACAAGGAATCTTTATTGGATTGTGGGTTCCTAGTATTCTTGGTTTAGGGAGTTATTTTAATAATGAGTGATTTCGCAATTTTTGTTTGCGGAGTAGTGATTACCCTCATCGCTGGGATGGGGGTAATTACTTCTCAAGTGTTTTTGGGGTATAAAAAGTTTATGGAGCAAGAAAAGGATGAGCCAGAACCAAACCCAGAAACTATTTAAATGAATGATGCAATTATAATCAGTGATACTCATTTAGGAAGCGATGTTTGCGAAGTTAAGCAACTTCATGCTTTTTTAGAGTTAGCTTGGAATAAAACAAACAAGATTATAATTAACGGTGATTTTTTTGATAATCTAGATTTTAGAAGATTAAAGAAAAGTCATTGGAAAGTATTGTCTTTATTGCGTCGAATGAGCAAATATGTTGATATTGTTTGGATAAGAGGAAACCATGACGGCGATGCAGAGATTATCTCTCACTTAATAGGATTAGACTTTAAAGATGAGTATATTTTTACCAGCGGAGATAAAAGTATTCTTTGCCTTCATGGCGATAGGTTTGATGATTTTATTTATAAGTATCCTAAAACAACAAAGATAGCAGATTTAATTTATAGAACTATCCAAAGAGTGGACAAGAGATTCTTACCTAAATTTATTAAGCAAAGATCAAAAATCTATCTTAGATGTAATGAGAATATGATTAATAGTTCCAGAAAATACGCAAAGGAAAAAGGTGTTGACATAGTTTGTCTTGGGCATACTCACTATCCTACTATTGACAAAAATGATAGCGTATGGTACTATAACAGTGGTTGCTGGACAGAGAAGCATTGTTCTTATCTAGCCATTAAAGATGGCGTTGTTGAACTAGAGTATTTTAAATGAACGAAGAATTACCAGACGTTGAACCACCTTGGTTCAGTATGCCAACAGAAGGTGAATATAGTGATGATCTTGAAGATGGTACTCCTTACGATATAGGGTACAAAGTAGACGAGGCTTATATGGAATAGCAAAACATTCAAGATTAGCCTTGACAATCCCGATAACTATGGTATAATGAATTGCTGACAGCACATCAAAATCTTCACTAGGACTATAGAATGAAAGACCGATTTGATCTTGAAAACGAAATTATGCGAACGGCTAATTATGCTGATGATCTCCGCACTATTACAGAAAATATGATTAATGATTCTGTAGACGGTAATGTAAATGTTGATAAGTATTTTAATGCCATAGAAGGAGTTTCGTGTTTAATTGAAATGCATAGCAATAAAATGTTCGATACTATGAGCCAGTGTTTTAAACTTGATAACTATAAGGAGTCAGTATGACAGATACTATTGATTTTAATACCGAAGTTCTTGCTTTCGTTGAAAAAACTTATGGACAAAAGGTAGCCAAAAAAATTGTTCTTAAAAAGAATAGCGAAGTTGTTGATAGAATTCTACTAGATTCTAAGAATAAGAGTTATAGTGCAGAGAAAACGGGAAATAAACTAATCGCTATGCTAAGGATCAACCCGTGAAAAAGAAAAGCAATAAAGAATTGAGAGAGGCTAAAATCCGAGCGATGCAGCATATGTTCTATGAAGATGTGTGCATTTATATGATGGAAGAATATAGTCCTCGTACTTGCAGATTATTTTTCGATAGTCCTATCGCTGGTGATATTGTTGATCTGGTTAATGAATACTTTTGGGGAGGTAATACCGTACAATTTACCGCTGGACAAGTTGCCGACCTATTAAAAAGCAAATACCCTAAAAAGAAATGACAGAACTTTTTATCACAATAGCACTTATTTTAGCAATAGAAATAGGATTTCACGCATATTTTAGTAGGCATGACAGATGAATATTACAGAACAAATATTACAGAAACAAATTGCTCAAATAGTTAAACTATGTAATGAAAAAATTTACGATCAAAAACAACATGAGGCATCTGCCGGATATGGAGAAGATTATACTGATGGTAGAATAGTAGGGGCTGCTGCATTAGCTAGAAGAATATTATCCGTAGTTAGAGGAAAATAATGTTAAAACCTCAATATATTGTAACAATATCATCCGCCTATAAAGGATTTGTTGAAGAAAAAATGGTTTTCGGCCCATTTGACAGCATAGAAGATATCAGAGAGTGGCTAAAAGATAAATACAACAATAGTAAATATATAATAGACATTAATCCACTTAATCAACCACACAAATGAAAGGTGTATAGTATGGGTATCCTGCCTTAAAATCCCACCAACATAAGGAACTATTATGATACTCATAACTGTAGCAAGAACACTATTTTATCAGTTTTTTCTTTTATTTATAGGAATTTCAATAGGATTTATTTGTAACGCAGAATGGATCGGGTGGAAATCAAATCTAATAACAAGATCGTATACAAATATATTCAATCCTGTAGAATTTGATGAACAAATCTGCCAAAAGGTTAAAAACTGGGGAGCGACTAGAATTTGGGCAGAACTTGGCAGGCCCAAAAATTTTGAAGTAATTGAGGACGCTATTGCAGCAGAAGAATTTTATATCGGTAAATTTAAATATACAGACATAGAAACTGGACAAACTAAAACAGAGATATTATCATACAGAGTAAGATGGAAGCCTTGGGAATATTATTGGGAAAACCCACAACCATCAACAGATGAAGAACTTTGGGACTATATTGAAAATGGAACCTTAAACAGTAAAGAAACAGATAAGGCTTTAAGACTAAGACAAGAAAAATTACTACAACAAAGGAAAGAGAAAAAAGATGAAAAGAAAAATGGTAGTGCTGGGCCTCGCGTTTATGCTGGGCTTGTGTTGTAAAATTTCATATGGAGATAATTACTATTATTATTCGCCTCCACCTACAATTAACTATCCTATAGTTCAATTCCCAATTAATCCCTATAGAACCTATTCAACATATTATATTCCAAGAATTAGATATGAATGGATTCCTGTTTATAAGCAAGTATTAATTAAGAAAGAAAGACTATACGGATTTTCTTGGTTAAGACAACCAGAATATCAAACTATTATCGAATGGCAATTTGTTCCAGTTACTAGATATTAAAGGATTATTAATATGGATAGAGATATTTGTAGTATGCTTTTCCAGCAAATCGAAAAACCTAAAAATTTTGAACTATGTAAAGCGATAAATGTTTATGACAATAAATATAGAATAAATGTATATACTAGAATTTACGACGAAGTATATGACTTAGAAAAGAAACGTATTACACATAGTTATTTCGCTAAATTAAATGGAGACAAATTGGAGTTGTTAGCGTAATGAGTTTTGGTGTTGTGCTATTGACAATCATATGTCTTTTGTTTACAATAGGCATTGTAAGCACTGTGGTTTCGATCATTTATGAAAAAGAATTAAATAAGCAATATGTTCCAACCCAACCGACTCGCTCAGTGGTTAAACCATTGATAAAAAACAAAGAGTTGGCAACTGATATTGCTGATGATTATTTTTCTGAATTTGATTTTGATAATGTAATTGTTTCCGACCAGGAATTTTATTATGAGAAAATGGATATCCACAAGATATCATCTGCCAGATGAAGGTCAAAAAATTTATTATTTCTGTGATTTCTTAGGTATATTTAGGGGTGAGTATCATTTAGAGAAAACAAGAGTTGCTATTGCTCTAAGTCCTCATACTTTTATTAGTAATCACGGAAAACTAGATAGTGATGAAGTTACATACTGGATGCCATATGATCATGCTTTTAGAGACATGATTCCTTTACCTCCAGATTATAAAAAAATTGACATTCATCACTCACAGTCTATGATAAATAGTGGTTTAGACTTAAACTTCGATGAAGTGGAAATTCCGCAACAACACAGACAAATGAAATTTAATTATGAAATAGCAGGAGATATTAAATGAATAGATTTATTAGGGCATTAGAGGCAAAATATCAAGCAAATATTGAAGAAGCATTAGCTACAATTGATTTGTATCTAAATAAATCCGTTGGAGTTGGTGAACATCCAGATATTTTAGACGTTCTAGATAAATACGTCGCTCTACTAGATGAAAATAAATCTAAGATAGAAACATTAAGGTCTTTATTCCTTCCTTTAGATGAAACTGCAAATAGTGCTTCATCAGATCAAAAATAATTTTCAATTTAATATTGTTGTATTAATAATCTGTTTTGTTCTAGGGTATGTGGTAGCAATACTACTGCCCTAGACTTGACATTGTTTAGAACTTATGTTATACTCCTAACAGGAGAACTACATGAAACAGGAACATATTGATTTAATTGATGAATGGTGCAATGTATTGGAAATTAAAACCAACAAAGATATTTCATACAGAAACAGAACATATTTCTGGTTTAAGATTAATAAGAAATATACTAAAATAGTTAAGGTTGATGGTTGGGATCAACAAGAAAGTGTTCACGCTTTTGTTGACAACAAAACACTTGATGTGTATAAAGCAGCAACTTGGAAAGCACCTTTTAAAGATGCTAGGTATAATTTGTCTACTAGTTTTAATGAATTACTAAATGACTGCGAATGGACAGGTGGTTACTTATACAAAAGTGGAGTTAAAAAAGTAAAGGCTTATGGTTGCTAGTAAAAGAAAAAAAGAAATTCTGTATTTAGAAAAAAAACAAAACATTAAGAAACTTCTTGAATCTTTAGGGTATGAGAATATACTAAGATATATGATCGAAGATTTAGATAATATTGAAGATGTTAATAACACGCAAAGTATGTATCTTTTTCAACTTATTTCTGCACTAGAAAATGCCTTAGAGATATATCCAAGAATTCAAAATGCCTAAAGAAACTAAACCATTAAAATATCTGTCTGTTTTACCAGAAAAGAAAAAACAGATAGCTAATATCTATAAAGATTATCAAGTTACAGAACACATAGAAGAACTTTATGATTTAATAGATTATCAAATGAAACTAATTAGTGATCAACGTAGACAAATCGTTGCAGACAAACATAAGGATGCTTGGAAACATTACTATAAATCCTTAGATGAATATAATGAATCTGAGAGAAGATATTTTACAGAAGAAGAACTAAAAGCGAGGAAATGCTAGATGAAATGGTCGCTTATTAAAAGTTGGGCTAAAGATCATGGATACACTAGTTTCAGAGAAAAAACTGATAGAGTTGACAATCCTAATGAATATGATTACTATTGGGGTAAGACAGATGATCCTTCTGTAACTGGATGTGCAATCAGCGTAAGCAAACTTGCTACAGACATTTATAATCATATGACAGATAATAAGTTTGTAGAACATCAGGAAAGATATAGACAACAAATGGCAAACGAGGATATAAGTCGTGATGCATTGTCAGAAGGATGGTAAAAGATTCAAGATAACCAATATACCAATAACATTAGGAAGTTTACTAGCATCAGTAATTAGTGCTATTGCTGGATATATTGCTGTTTATTTTTTTAAGCCTTTATGGGCAAAACTTATTAAGTGGTGGAATAAATGAATGTTAAACTAATTAGCGTGACTCCAGACGCAGAAAAACACATGGCATATTGTGCTAGGGTGTCAAACCCGATGGGGCAGGATCGAGATGATTATGCTAAATTATTAAAATACTGCATTGATCATGGTCATTGGTCAATTTTTGAAATGGCAAATATGGTTCTTGAAATAAATACTACAAGAGGTATTGCAGCACAAATACTTCGTCATCGTAGTTTTAGTTTTCAAGAGTTTAGTCAGAGATATGCAGATACAAACTTGCTGACAGAAGATATTCCTCCTATTGACATTCGTAGACAAGACGTTAAAAATAGACAGAACAGTATAGATGACTTTGAAGAAAGTGACAAAAAGACTTTCAAAGAAATAATTCATAATCATTTTATGGCTAGTCAACACTTGTATCAAACATTACTTGACGGAGGTGTTGCAAAAGAATGTGCAAGATTTGTTCTACCTTTAGCAACTCCTACAAGAATGTATATGAATGGGACTATAAGATCGTGGATACATTACATTAATCTTAGGGAAAGTAATGGAACACAAAAAGAACATATGAATATTGCTAAAGAGTGCAAGAAGATATTTTGCGAACAATTTCCAACAATAGCGGAAGCACTAGGTGGAGCAGAAAAAGATTGGAGTTGACAATCTGGTTTTGCCGATATATAATTCGAACAC